GGCACCCGCATTTATGGCATCTGGTCCCCGTTAGTGGCGGGCCGTATCTGCACGCACGCAACAAAGTGGAAGATGGTCCGTAAGGCCGTTGACGTTCAGGAGGCGACAGCCGACCAGGGCGCTAGCGCCCCTTGGACTCGTGGCAATAACTGTCCCCCTGATGAAAAACTGAACATTTCAGGGGGCATTCCGGTATCTGTTGAACCTATAGAGCCGGTTGAAACGCCTCTGTATGGTCCGGCAGATTTCGACAACATGACCAGAAAACAGCGCCGGGAACTGCTGGCACGTCTCCGGGTGGTGATGCCGCGCCAGAAAAAAAGTTATAAGCAGGAAATTGACGATTGTCAGCGGGCACTTCTGGTTAGAGAACTGCGGGTGAGGGGGTTTACCGGGGAAGATAAAGAAACAAACCTACTTCTGTCTGGGGGCAGTCTTAATTCTGGTGCGGGTATGCGCATTTTTTACCGGAACGGACGCCTGCAGGAAGATGATAAATGGCGGAAATGGAGCTGATGCAGGTCCAATAGCGATAAGCGAAGCCGCTCAAGTCCCTCATGATTTCGCTTTATCCAATTAAAATAACGAGTTGAAAGCGTCACCCAATCGATATTTTTTTAGGATAAGCCCTTATTGAACGTAAAAAACATTTCACATTTTTAAGGCCATACTATACTGTACGCATATACAGTTGTTACGTCGAGGGAGGACAAATGAGCGATTATCTTCTGGAAGAAATTAAACTCCAGCGCATTGATTTTATTCTTAAAAAAGTTGCTTTTGATACGTGCGATTTCGAAGAAAAGGAAATGGCAATTCACTGGTTAGTAGAGTTATCAGGAGAATTGATGGCTGAGGTTAGAAGGGCCAAATCATTTAAATCTGAAGTCGAACGCCATTGAGAGGGACTTATGCATATTGAAATTATGATTAACAAAGAGCCGAAAATCAGTGAAGACATTCTCAGCGCCCTTGAAGCTGAGCTTTACAGAAATTTCCTGCCGGTTTATCCCGATACAAGTATTCGCATCCGTAAGGGTAGTGCTAACGGAGTGGTCCTGAGTGGAGTCAGACAGGACGATGATAAGAAGAATGTTATGGATATTCTGCAGGCAGTATGGGAAGACGACAGCTGGCAGTATCAACACTGATAACGTTGCTGGCGTCAAAATTCACTTTTGGCGCTGGCAAGGTTGAACAACGAGAATTGCGAGGCGTTAGGCGATGGCCGGAAGCGATTCAAATTATCAGGTAGTTTACCGGGGCGAAAGCCTGACTGATTATGCGCCTGGCGGATTGGTTTTCTTTCAGCGGCCAAAAGAGAACGGCGGCGGCTTCTGGTTAGGCCGGACTTATGATTATGTTTTCTGGCTTGAGATTTCTGCCCCTGTCTCTCTTTCGCAGGGTCTGCTTTATCTGCAGGCGATGAAAAATTCTGTCCAGGTTGAAGCGAAATTTACCCCGCCAGATAACAATCTATCCCTGTTCTGACACTGTGCGCGTGAGTGCATGTCTATGCTGCATGAATCCGCATGATCCCAAAAGGATCGTTTATCCTCCGGCCCGCCAGTACTGGCGGGCTTTTGTTTATGTCATGCACCTGCATGAAAACCACTGCATAAAGCGGGCAGGCGTGGCGGGGCTACGAGCGCGCGCTGAGACTAGTAAGCAATGCTTTTCATTTTGGGGATGCTGGGTTAAATTGAGATAATTCCTAAATCTATACTTTATCGCTGGGTGATCTATGCACGAGAAGCTTTTACCAATCAAAGAAAAATTAAATCAGCTACACAAAATCATGGAACAATTGGTATTTCCATATGAAGATTTAACGGCTTGGGGTGGTTATCAATTCCCGTATTTGACAAAAGACGATATCGTTTATTTTCCATCTGAGTTATTGGAAAGATTGAGCCTGCAAAATAAATACATCCCCAATGATCAAGATAATTATATTATCGATTCAATTGTATCTATTATTGAAAAAACCAAAGATAACGTATTACCAATAACCAGTGGCAATTCCAATACAGCAGTTGATGCCTTAAATTCATATCTGCTTTCAATGCTTTTTATTAGTGATAGTTTAAACAAGTTATTTTCTTTTGAGGTATTGGCAAATAGAGAACTTTTGCCAAAAAGAATTATTAATAGACTTTCTTTTTATGAGAGTAAACTTAATGAGATTGGCAGCAAAACAGGAGACATCGATTCTAAAATCTCAACTATAATTGAAGCTTATGATGCAGCCGAGAGTTTGCCAACAACCTTGCAAAGCCTTAGAGATACTAACTCTGAGATTGAACTTTTAAAAAGGCAATCGCAGGACTCTAGTGAGTCTGCGATAAAAAATCTCAAATCATCTGCAGATGCTAAAAATGAGGTTGAACAGATAGCAACAGATTTGAAGATGCTTTCAGAAGGCATGAAAAAGTCTATCGACGATTATATGAAAGCCTATCAATCCGAGGCTCAGAATTATATCAATAAATGTGAGGAGGCATTCAGGACTACAACATCTAAAGGTCTGGCTGGTGCTTTCCAAGATAAAGCAGAAAAATTGAATCGGAGTATACAATTTTGGGTTGCAGGCTTGGTATCAGCTTTAGCAGCCGGTGCTTACGTAGGTTATTATCGCCTTCATGCATTAGAAGCATTTTTGGCTGATCCTAATGCATCAGGATTAAAAATATTTATTCAGTTAACACTGTCGATATTTAGTGTGGGTGCGCCACTTTGGTTTGCATGGTTAGCAACTAAGCAAATTGGTCAGCGATTCAGGTTAGCGGAAGATTATGAATTTAAAGCGTCAGTATCAAAAGCTTATGAGGGTTATCGCAGAGAGGCTTTAAATTTAGATAGTGAATTTTCACAACGACTCTTTGGTAATGCTTTAACTAGACTTGAAGAGCCACCTTTACGATTTGTAGAGGAAAGCGCTCACTCATCCCCATTGATGGAATTGCTTTCTTCAGATAAGTTTAAAGAGGTTTTTTCTAAAGGTGATGATGCAGTTGATGCGATTATGAATAAATATGGTTGGAAAAGAAAAAACAACAGAGGTGATGATAAGTTACCTCATGAATCAGAACAGGTTGGCAGTAAAGAGAAAAACAACTTAATTGAGAATGATGAAGAATAAAAAATAAGTAAAAGCCTGCATTGCAGGCTTTTTTAGTATCAATCAAGTACATACTTAGAGAATTGAATTACATCCTCACCCAGCCAGCTATTCAGTTCTTCAAGCCGCTTTTGAAGTGGCAAAAGTTCGTTGCGCACAAACACACGGCTGGCTTTTTCAACGTCACCGAATCCGCCAGTATTGTTCGGGATAATTCCCATCATCTGAGGCGGCACGCGATGCGCAGCCATCATGTCATCACGGCTCACGTTCTTGATGTTCAGGAACTCATCCTTAGCCGCCACCTCTGACAGCGGGATGATCTGAATCCCGTCTTTCTTCCCGTTAGGTGAATACATAAACAGGTTGCGGAAGTTTCCAGGGCCCTTCGCGCTTTTCATCGCTTTGCGGATGTTGTCGACGTCTTCCTGATTCTGCGCGGCGTCGGTCATGTACATGATGAAACCGGCGTGGCTGCCGTTGAGATAATACTTGCGGCGGAACAGCGTAGCCGACTCATTCAGCAGCGTTGACGGAATGGCGGACAGGTATTCCGGCAGGCCGTAAATCTCTTGGTTAAGGTCCGGCTCCATCAGGTGAAACACGCTGCCCTGCGTGAACTGGTAAGGCTGCGAGGTCAGGCCGTACTGTGCAAACCAGTAGGTGTCCAGGTCAGTGCCACGCCGGGTGAATTTCGCCAGCGATGGCTCAAGTGCAATCACGCCGCCCAGGCGGTTAGTTCGCTTCTCAAGGTAGGCGTTACCGAATACCAGATAGTCCTGGATAAAGCGGCTGAACGCCTGACCGCTTAGCAGCGGGTGCGGGATGAACGTGCTAGTCAGAATGTTGCGCTTCACGTTCAGCGGTGAGCTGTGATGCACGGCTGCGCGGAACGTGCGCGCCAGCCCGTCAAAACTCACCGGCGGCTCATACCACCTGTCCAGCACGACGCATTCCACGTAATCCAGCAATTCGCGGCGGTCCAGCACCGGGATCGGGTCGCCAAAGGTGAACGCTTCCGCCGCCGGGCCACCGGTTATCCGCTCCTGCACGGGCTGCGCGCGCGTGCGGTTCCTGCGTTTGCTCATTTAGAAAATCTCCATGATATTGCGTGTATGGGCGGATTCACCCTGCAGCGGTTCGTTTGCCAGCGCGTGCATGGCCGCCCAGGCTAAATCCGCGTGGCTGGCTTCTTCGCTGCGGCTGGCTTCATAGGTCGGGCGGTTGCCGCTGGCCGTGGTGGCGCGGCGTATTGCCATAAATGACTGCGCGATGTCGAGGTGTCCGGCGTCAAACTCGAGCCGCCCGCCGCTGATGATGTCGAACGCCTTCAGTACCAGTGCGTTTTTTACGGTCGGGTTGTAGACAAACTCTTTCACCGCCGGGAAAAACGCTTTTACATTTTCATAAACCCCCAGCCCCACGCCCGTGGAGTCGATGCCGATATAGGTCACGTTATACTGCTGCGTCAGTTTTTTGATGGACTCAGCCTGCGCCCGGAAGTCCATGCCGCGCCACTGGTGCCGCTCAAGGATGCGAAACTTACCGCCCGGAACGGCGGGCGGTGCCATGACCACGCACCCGGCGCTGTCGCCGTTCTGCGTGCCCTTCGCCGGGTCGTACCCGATCCAGACTTCACGCCAGCCAAACGGACGCAGCGCCAGTGCTTCAAAATCGTCTTTCCACACTTCCCAGCTGTCCACCATGCATTTCTGCAGCAGCTGCAGCGGGAATACGGACGCGAGGTCATCCACGAATTCACACATCAGCAGGTTCTGGTATTCCGGCGGACTGTATTCCAGGCGCAGCTGGTCGAGGTCAAACAGGTTACAGCCGCCGCGCACCGCATCCTCAACGGTGACAATCTGGCGGAACTGGCCGTCATCGCAGAAGCGGCCCGGCGACAGGTTCGGGTGCGTCAGGTCGATGTCTACGCGGTCCGCCTTCGCGCGGCCCCGGTTAAAGAGCGCGCCGGACCAGAACGGATAGGCGCTGTGCGTCAGGCTGGACGGCGTGGAAAAGTAGGTCTGCCGCCACTTTTTATGCAGCGCCATGCCGGACGCCACCTTGCGCAGTTCCTGAAACTTCGGGATCCAGAAATATTCATCCAGGTAAAGGTTGCCGTGATAGCTCTGTGCGGTGCGGGCGTTGGTGCCTAAAAAGTACAGGCACGCGCCGTTACTCAGCGTCATAGGATCGCCCTTAAGTTCAACGTCCGCCTCTTTGGCGAATTCGATGATGTACTGCTTAAAGACGTGCGCCTGCGCCTTGCTGGCCGACAGAAATATCTGGTTGCGCCCTGTGGTCAGCGCATCGATCAGCGCCTCGCGGGCAAAGTAAAAGGTGGCGCCAATCTGGCGGGATTTAAGCACGTTGCGGATGCGGTGCTTATTACCGGCTTCCCACCACTGACGCTGATAGCCGAACATCGAGTTGTGAAAGATTTCCTGCAGCTTCTCAACCTGCTCGTCGGTGAACAGATTCTTTACTGGTGCTGCCCGCGGGCCTTTGTTGCGGTTTTCCACGTTGGGGTTCAGGTCGGCTTCATTGCCGCCGTTGTTAAATTTCCCGATCCGGGCGTGGCGCTCGGACTGCCGGGCCAGCAGGTCGATTTCTTTATAGTCCTTTCCTTCCTTCGTCTCCTTCATGACCAGCTGGCAGTAGCGTGCGGCGGTGGTCAGCTGCATCTGATCCAGCGGGCCATAGTCGCCCCACCTGTCGCGCTTTTTCCAGCTGTGAACGGTTGCGGGTTTCTCTCCCAGCATTTCAGCAATGCGGGCGATGCGGTATCCCTGAAAGTAAAGCAGCAAAGCCTGCCTGCGGGGATCGAGGTCTTCTGGGGCGGGTGTCATGTTCATGCAGCCAAAATACGGCCCCGCCGCCGCCTTTTCTGCTGCCCCTCATTGTGTGGTAGGCCGCACAACGTCCGCGCGTTGTTTCAGTACCCCCCTCGCCGCAAACATAGGGCTTCAGAGCGATTTATCACAACGGAGCCTGGCTCATGACAGAAAAAGCAAAACGCTTCCGCATCGGGGTGGAAGGTGCCACCACGGACGGGCGCGAAATTTCCCGCGAATGGCTGGTGCAGATGGCCGCTGCGTACAGCCCGGCGCTGTATACCGCCTCCATCAATCTTGAGCACATCAAGTCCTACGCGCCGGACAGCACCTTTAACCGTTACGGAACGGTAAGCGCGCTGGTTGCAGAGGAAATCAGCGACGGTCCGCTGGCCGGAAAAATGGCGCTGTACGCCGATATCCTGCCAACGGATGCGCTTGTGGAGCTGGTGAAAAAGGGCCAGAAAATTTTCACCTCTATGGAAGTGAGCACGAAGTTTGCTGACACCGGCAAGGCGTATCTGGTCGGCCTGGCTGCCACCGATGATCCGGCAAGCCTCGGCACCGAAATGCTGGCCTTTAGTGCCAAAGCGGAGCAGAACCCGCTGGCAAACCGCAAGCTGGACCCTGAAAACCTTTTTACCGCCGCCACCGAAACGGTGATCGAGCTGGAAGCGGTGCCGGAGGAAAAGCCCGCCCTGTTTGCCCGCATCAAAGCCATGTTTGCAAAGCAGCAGCAGACCGATGCCGCCCGCTTCAGCGACGTGCATCAGGCGGTTGAGCTGATTGCCAGCGAACAGCAGCAGTACAGCACCCGCACCGATAAGGCGCTGCAGGAGCAGACTGAACGCCTGAGCAAGCTGGAAGCGGACCTGCAGAAGCGCGCCCTTGAGCTTGATGCTCAGAAAACTGATTTCAGTGAGCTGAAAGAGCAGCTGGAGCGCGAAGACGGCCGCAAAGATTTCCGCCAGCGCACGCCGGGTGGCAATGCGCCAGCCGCACACCTGACCAACTGCTAAAGGAGCAGTAAACCCCATGAAAAAGAATACCCGTTTTGCCTTCAACGCCTTTCTGGTGCAGCTGGCGCGCGTCTACAAAGTTGAGCAGGAAGAGCTGCACGGCAAGTTCAGCGTGGAGCCGTCCGTGGCGCAGACGCTGGAAGATACCATTCAGCAGTCAACGGCATTCCTGACCCTGATTAACGTGATCGGCGTAACCGATCAGTCAGGTCAGCTGCTGGGCCTCGGCGTCGGCAGCACCATCGCAGGCACCACCGATACCGGTGCCAAAGAGCGTGAGCCGACCGACCCGACGGATATGTCGGATATCAGCTACAAGTGCGAGCAGACCAACTTCGATACGGCCATCACCTACGCGAAGCTGGACCTGTGGGCGAAGTTTCAGGACTTCCAGACCCGCATCCGCGACGCCATTGTGAAGCGTCAGGCGCTGGACCGCATCATGATCGGCTTCAACGGCGTGAAGCGTGCCAAAACCTCAAACCGGACGGAAAACCCGCTGCTGCAGGACGTGAATAAGGGCTGGCTGCAGAAGGTCCGCGAAGATGCGCCGGATAACGTCATGGGCAGCACAACCAAGGAAGGCGCAACCACCGCCGCGCCGGTGAAGGTCGGCAAGGGGGGAGCCTATGCCAACCTCGACGCGCTGGTGATGGATGCGGTGAACGAGCTTATCGATCCCATCTTCCAGGACGACGACGAACTGGTGGTGATCTGCGGACGTGAGCTGCTGTCTGACAAGTATTTCCCGCTGGTCAACTCTGAGCAGGCAAACACTGAAAAACTGGCCGCTGACCTGATCATCAGCCAGAAACGCATGGGCGGCCTGCAGGCGGTGCGCGCGCCGTACTTCCCGGCAAACGCCGTGCTGATCACCCGTCTGGATAACCTGTCCATCTACTGGCAGGAAGATTCCCGCCGCCGTTCACTGATTGATAATCCGAAGCGTGACCGCATCGAAAACTTTGAGTCGGTGAACGAGGCGTACGTGGTGGAGGACTACCGCTGCGCGGCGCTGATCGAGAATATCGAAATCGTGGCAGCCGCTGCAGCTGAGCAGTCAGCCGGTGCAGAGGGTTAAATCATGAGCCTGAGTCCCGCACGGCAGCACCGCCAGCGCGTCCAGGCTGAACAGGCCGCCCGTCAGGGCGGCAGTGTTCGCCACGCCAGCGGCTATGAGCTGATGCTGATGCAGCTGAATGAAGACCGCCGCCGCCTCAAGGGCATTCAGTCAACCGTGAAGAAGGCGGAAATCAAGGTGGAGGTCCTGCCGAAATACGTTGCCTGGGTGGACGGTGTGCTGGCCACAGACGGCGCGCAACAGGACGACGTGCTGATGTACGTGATGCTCTGGCGCATTGACGCCGGTGACTATGCCGGTGCGCTCACCATTGGCCGCCATGCGCTGAAGCACGGCTGGGGAATGCCGCAGGGCTTTAATCGCAACGTGCAGACGCTGCTGGCCGAAGAAATGGCCGATGCCGCTAAAAATGCCCTTCAGGCAAAAAACACCTTCGATTCCGCACTGCTGCTGCAGACGCTTGATGCGATTGGCGATCGGGATATGCCCGATCAGTCGCGCGCGCGCCTGCATAAGTCCATCGGCTGGGTGCTGCGCGAAAGCCAGCCCGTCTCTGCGCTGAACCATCTTCAGCAGGCCATGCAGCTTGATGAACGCTGCGGTGTGAAAAAAGACATTGAGCAGCTGGAGCGGAAAATCCGTAACGCCAGCTGATAACCGGACGTGCCCACGCGCGGGGCGGCACGGGGTGGCGACAGGCAGCGCCGCATCAAAACCCCGTCCACCGCC